GGAAGCGTGAGGGCCGGGTATCCGGCGCAGTCCGAACGTGAGTAGGGAACCCGCTCCTCCGGCGAACGTCAGGGTACAGCGAGCGCGAGTAAGCCTCTGAGGCGCTGTCCTGGTGAGTGGGATGCCACACGATCCAGGGTGTCGGGGGTGAACGGACGTGACCCAGGGCCCAACTGTCCTCCCCGGACAGTCCGGAAACGGAACGCGCCGAACGGCGCGGGACGACAGTACGGAAGGAAGCAAGCGGGGAGGGCAGGCAGTACCGGTCCGCCACTACGGGGACCGGGGGAGCGCCAGTACGGGCTTCCGCAAAACCCCCCTCGGGACCGCTCGCCAGTACGGGAGCGGGGCCCGTGCCGCAAAGGCCAAGGGGGGTGCCAGGTCCCGCCCGATCCGGGCGGTTGACCGACACCGCAAGGTGTGATAGTGTAACCACAGAACGAGGACACGATGCGCTGCACGATCTGCTCCGAACTCGCCACGCACTACTACCGCAACGGTAGGGGCGAGAACGCGGGACGCTGCTTCGACCACGCTGCACAGTTCGGGTACCCCGAGTACCTGATCGAGCTCAACCCGCCGAAGCCTGCACTCAGGGTGCCCGGCTACGTCATCCTCTTCCAGGAGGGGAACGGCCAGGAGGACGAGGTCGCCGTGACCTGGCCCTTCGAGGAGGAGCTCGCCTCCTTCTGGGTCGAGAGGGTCTCCGGCGCCGACAAGGTCGACTCCGACTGGGTGGTCGCCGATGCGGCCTACGACCCCTACCGCCCGCAGTACCTGGAGAAGCAGGGGGTGACGGTGGAGGTTACGAGGGTGACCACTCTGACCCTGGTGTGATAGTGTCGCAAGGCGAAACCGCCCGGAAGGGCGGTCCGGCCAGGTGGTTCCTGGTCGCTGATGAGCCAGCCTGCTCTACGGACGGAGATGTGTGATGGTGTCGCTGGACAAGACGACCTACTCGATTCAGATGAGCCGCTTCAAGGCCCGCATCAACGAGGGTCTGCGCCGCAACGACCTCCGCTTCCTGCCGCTGGAGTTCGGTGAGCGGGTGCACGACGCCGAGAGCAAGGCGTTCGAGACCTACAAGGCGATCGTCCTGGGTGGTGGCAAGTGAGGGAGTGCGAGAACGACGGCTGCCACGCCCCGATCCGCCTGGTGGAGGACTTCTGCTCGGAGGGCTGCTGGGAGGAGTGGCACGCCATGTACGACCCGGAGGTGCTGGCAAGAGCCACACCGAGATGACCAAGGCGAAACCCCTTCGGGGGTCCGGCCGGCTTGGGTTGCCGACCGCTGATGAGCCAGCCTGCTCAACCGTCTGAGGAGACGACTGTGACCACCTACGTACACCCCGCATCCTGGTCCGAGTACACGGCCGCCCTGGACTGGGCGAGGTCGGGCAACGAGCGGATCGCTGGAGCGACGAGTGAGCCGAGGGAGATGCCTCGCGGTGCGAGGTACTACCTGACCAGCGACTTCCAGTCCGGGTTCGGAGTGGCGAGCGACGGCACGCTGATCGGCCTGTTCTCCACGGTCAAGGGCCGCGGTGAGGACTTGGTCTGGGACGCGGTGAACCACAAGGGAGCGTCCAAGCTGGACTGCTTCGACGGGTTCCTGCCCGAGTACTACAAGCAGTTCGGGTTCGTCGAGACGGAGCGCGTCGCGAACTGGACGCAGGGCGAGCCGGACGTGGTCTTCATGTCCTTGGTGTGAGTGTGTAACCTGCGCAAGCTGGGATAGTGTCACGACATCGGGAAAACGAAACGCCGAGAGGGCGTCTGGCCGGGTGGTTACCGGTCACTGATGAGCAACCCCCCATGTTGTTGACCCATCCAGCGAGGCTGAAAGGCCAAACATGCAGGTAACCGTGCACGTCCCGATCTTGCTCGACCGTCGTGGATTCCGTGACGGCAGCAACTGGGAGGTCGCCTTCTTTAGGAGGTAAGGCCCGAGCGTGTGCAAAGCAGAACCACACACATAGATCCCCAGCCTTGAGGGCCGGGAGGTGTGACTCATGCGAAACACCCGGTCAACTGCCCTCAGAGGGCCGGGTGTCGGCCAGACGTAGTGGTCTGGTCCTGACGAGCAGCCGAGTGAGAGACGAGCGACATGATCCCGATCAAGACCGATGCCCGGACCCGTGAGCAGTACGTCCGGAACATCATCGACACGTGGCTGGATGCCTCCGCCGAGCAGGAGGTGCAGGGACGGGACTGGTACCCGAGTGCGCACCGCCTGGCCGAGTCGATGGCTGAGGGCAACGTCCGGGTCGGGGCCGGTCTCCTGGCCGCGCTGTCTCCTCAGACGGCATGGTGGCTGAACATCGAGCTGGCCACGGAGGCGTACGAGTCGGGCACCCCCGCGAGGCACACGGGGAACTGCCTGGCCAAGGCCGCGAAGATCCTCGCGGGTACCGACCCGGTGGAGGTGCTCCCGATGGACCGCAAGACCGGCCACTTCTACCGCTCGATACTCGACCCGACCGACGCGGACGCGGTCTGCATCGACCGGCACGCCCACGACATCGCGGTGGGGGAGGAGTACGGCGCGAAGGACCGGGGGCTCAGCTCCAAGGGGAGGTACGCCCTGATCGCGCACTGCTACCGGGAGGCGGCCCAGCGCCTGGGGGAGATCCCCTCGGTGGTCCAGGCCGTGACCTGGGTGGTGTGGAGGGACCGCCTCGTCGGGACGTCCACGAGGGGAACTCTGTTCGCTACTGCGGCCTGAGTGTGCAAGTGTGCCAAGCCGAAACCGTCGAGAGGCGGTCGGGGTGGGGTGGCTCCCGCCTCCTGATGATGGCAGCCATGAGTGTGAAGGTGTGACCGATGAAGTTCTGGCGCAAGCGCAAGACCGAGCAGGCCCCGACCCTGGTGGTCCAGCACGACGCACTGAGCGAGGCCCTGGCCGCCCTGGCGGGCGTGTTCGGGGACGGCATGACCGCAGACCACACCGGCTCCGGCTTCACCTGCACGGAGGCCGACACGATCGCCCGAGTCCTGGTCCTGGCCGGGCACAGCGAGGCGGCCGAGTCCTGGCTGGAGGGTCACGCGACCGGCGACGACGGCGGCGACGACCACTGGCACTACGACGAGAGCAACCCGGACGACGAGGGCCACGCCTTCACCGAGGACGAGATCGCCGCGTACGTCAAGGAGTACCTGGCATGAGCTCCGAGATCCGCAAGCGCACCACCCAGCTCCAGGCCATGGTCCGTGAGGTCCAGGCGTGGCGCGAGGAGCAGGACCCCGGCACCCCGGAGTGGCACACCCTGGTCGAGCTGGCGGAGCGGGTTGAGGGCCTGCTCACCGCCCTCCCCTGGGAGTTGCAGCCGACGCCCACGGTCGACGAGCTGATCGAGTTGATGGGCCTGTGAACCTCGCCGTGATCCGACTGCACATCGAGAACGCGTACGCAGACGGCGTGGAGATCGACACCGAGTCGGTCGTCACCGTGCCCCTGCCCTACCCCGACGACCTCAGCGAGCAGACCGACTGGGAGTACGAGCACATCTTCCCCGAGACGGGCGCAGGCAGGGAGGGCGACGCGGTCTACGAGGTCGAGGTCGTCGAGTCCTCGGCGCCTGAACTGCTCGGCAAGATCTTCGAGTTCGGCTACTGACGAAAGGCGAAACCACCCGGAGGGGTGGTCCGGGGTGGCTGGCATCCCCCCGCTGATGAGCCTGCCGAGTACATGAGGAGAACCACAGTGACCCCCAAGTTCCGCACCCACGACGTGAACGTCCGCGACTCGAAGCGCACGGACAAGGCGACGACCCTGGCTCGCAAGGCTGTCCGTCAGAACAAGTACGAGGCCAACGAGGCCGTCGTCCGCATCGCCGCCCACGCCTGATCGAGGAGACACGACAGTGCCCAGCACCGAAGAGATCAGCAAGTACGTCACCGACCAGACGGCGCAGGACATCATCGACACCGCCTCCGCGGGGATCACCTACTGGGCGACCGAGCCGACCGACGAGGAGTTCGCCGGCCTGCCCGAGGGCAAGACGTGGACGATCGTGGAGGGCACTGCGCCGCACCCGATCTTCGCCTTCGACGACGAGCGTGAGGTCGAGGGCGTGTACTACCTGAACGCGGACGACATCCGGGAGGCGTACCGCAAGCTCCTGTCGCTCGACCAGACGCTGGTCGGCCGGGAGATCCACGGGTACGTCGTCGACTCCTGGATCAACCGGGACGAGAAGCAGGGGATCGACACGGCGCACATCGACGCTGGCACCGCTGACGTGATCGTCCAGGTGGCCGCGCTGGAGGAGGTTCGGTACGGGTAAGTGTGCAACCTGCGCACGTGTGATACTGTGACCACATCAAGGCGAAACCACCCGGAGGGGTGGTCGGGGGGAGTGGATCTCCTCTCCTGACGAAGCCAACCATTGTGAAGGTGTGACCGATGGACATCATCGAGAAGATCAACCACTACGACCCGCCGACCCTGGCCCGCCTCGCCAAGTGCGCCGAGCCGGACTCGCGGGTGAGTGAGGGCGCCGACTTCCTCGCCCTCGTGCGGGACAAGGTGGTCGACATGGTCCAGGAGCTCGGAGAGGCGGGCACCCCCTACCGCGAGGCCATCCAGGACGCAGCCGCCGACATCGGCAGCACGGCCGAGCCGGGCGTGAAGTGGCGCCGGTTCGTGGACCTGAGTGCCTACAAGGAGAACGTCACCGAGTTCGGACGGCCGAGCCCGGACACCCCTGAAGGGCACGCCGACCTGGCCCTGTTCTTCATCGGCTTCCGACTGGCAAGCGCACTGATCACCGAGATCGAAGAGGGCTGAGGCATGGGACGCATGAAGGACATCGCGATCGACCTGATCACCTACGAAGAGGGCGCCCTGGATGTGATGGAGACGCTCGAATTGTTCGCCCTGCTCGTCAAGAGCGGCCTGGTCTGGGACCTCCAGGGTTCCTACGGACGCATGGCCAACGAGTTGATGCACCTGGGCTACCTCACCGCGGACGGCAGGGTCACCGAGTTCGCCGAGTCCATGGCCGAGGAGCTGGTCGCGACGTGAAGCTACCCCGGCAGTTGAGTGCGCGGGTCGACACCGACCTGGCCCGCGAGATCCGCACCCTTCGGATCGCCGGCCTGAGCTACAGCCAGATGGTCAGGTGGGGAGTCACCCTCCTCGCCGATGTCTACCGGCAGGCGTGGATCTACAAGCAGGCGCCGCCCACCCAGACCCCCGTCCTGAAGTCCTACGTCTACGCCCCGTACGACCCCACCCACCAGGGCCCGCCGTGGCTCGAAGAAGAGGAGTCCACCCATGAAGACCGCAGCGAAGTACGTCCTGACGTTCCTGGCCCTCGCCCTGCTGGGCTCCCTGACCTGGAACTCGCCGGCCTCCGCCTCCGACGCGAAGCCGGTGACGCTCCCGGCCAAGGTGAAGTACGTCCCCGTGTTCCATCTGCCGACGCGACCCTGCTCTGAGGACAACACCGTCGTCCGCGACTGCTACTGGGACGGGGGCAAGCGGCTCAACGGCAAGAGCGCCTCGTACTACATCGACCGCGCTGGCAGCGTGAGGTACCTGAACCCCAAGCTCAACGACGAGGCCGCCCGGCTGAAGTTCAACGCCGCGCAGAGCAAGGCGGGCAAGGAGCACTGGGGTACCTACGACGGGCACCAGTTCTGCTGGGCCAAGGTCGGCGACACCTCCTACGTCACGTGCTTCGACGGGTACAAGACGACGACCTGAGTGTGCATGTGTGACAAGGCGAAACCTCCGGGAGGAGGTCGGCGAGGGATGGCTGCCCCCGCCCTGATGAGCCAAGCCAGTCGAGAGGACCACGACAGTGAAGTGCAGCGTCACCAACACCAAGGGCGAGCAGTGCGACCGCGACGTGAAGACCAACAACCTCTGCCCCGGCCACAACACGAGGCTCGTGCGCAAGGGTGACGTCCTGGCCGACATACCCCTGCGTGCCTACACCCCCGGCCGCAACAGTGAGGCCCCGAAGTACGGGCAGGGTGACACCGACGAGGAGCGGTTCTTCTCCCTGGTGATCAAGACCAACGACCACTGGGAGTGGGACGGCGGCATCACCAAGAGCACGGGCCTGGGCATGACGTCGCTGGAGAGCACGCCGAAGACCGCCGGCCGCGCCTCCTGGGAGCTGGCCTTCGGCCCGCTGCCCGAGGGTGTCCGGATCAAGCACGCCTGCGGCAACCGCCTGTGCGTCAGGCCCTCGCATCTGGCCGCTGTGTACCTGAACGGGGACACGTACGTGGAGTGGACCGAGGCCGAGCTCGCCGAGCTGGAGATCGCAGCGTGAGCCGCCAGTCCACCGGCTGGGAGTACGTCGAGGGAGTCCCGCGGTGGGCCCCCACCGTCGAGAGCGCCATCTCCGAGCTGACCTACGACAAGTACGGCCAGGAGTACACGGAGTCCGTGGCCAAGCTGATGGACATCGCACGAGCGGCACAGCGGGACTGCGCCGACCGCCTGACCGAGGCCGGGCACACCGATGCAGCCGCCCTGATCTTCCCCACCTACCCCGAGGAGAACGAGCAGTGAAGATCGCCATCACGATCACGGTAGACGTCAAGGACCCGGCCGAGTGGACCACCTCCTTCGGGATGGAGGGTGCGGCGCTGATCCGGGAGGACGTGAAGTCCTACGTCGGCAACGCCGCCCAGAACCTGCGTGTGTGGGAAGAGGTCGAGGCGGAGGTGAGCTGGAAGTGACCGACCTGATCGTGGGACTCAGCGGATACGCGAGGTCCGGCAAGAACACAGCGGCTGACGCCCTGATCCAGCGAGGCTGGAGGCAGGCGGGCTACGCCGACAAACTCAAGGAGTTCCTGTACCAGGTGAACCCCTTGATCCCTGGCTACTTCGGGGCCGGGAACCTGCGCCTGCGACAGCTCGTCGACTCGACGGGGTGGGACTACGCCAAGACCACGTACCCCGAGGTCCGGTCCCTGCTCCAGCGCACGGGCACGGAGGCCGGCAGGCGGGTGCTCGGCGATGACGTGTGGGTCGAGGCCCTGTACGCCGACCACCATGACGCGGCCGGCCTGGTCGTGACCGACGTCCGCTTCCCGAACGAGGCCGAGGCCGTGGCCAAGCGGGGCGGCGTGATGATCCGGGTCGAGAGGCCCGGCGTGGGCCCGACCAGGGACAAGCACGGCCGAGCCCACATCAGCGAGACCGCGCTGGATGACTGGCCCTTCGACCACGTACTGGTCAACGACGGTTCGGTGGACGACCTGCACGCCAAGCTGCACGGCGTCGCCGAACTTGTGCAAGTGTGACGGTGTGATACTGTGACAATCGTAAGTCTGAGAGAGAGGAACCGAGCAGTGAGCAAGGCAGCCGAGAACCTGGGGTCGGCCATCCAGGAGATGAAGGAGGCCCTCCGCGAGGAGTTCGTGCGGGAGCAGGGTGACGTCAAGGCCAAGGCCCGCGCGCTGGTCGCCGAGTACAAGGCGCGTGACGCCAAGCGGGATGCCGAGCTCGACGAGCTGCGTGACGAGGACGGCGAGCCGCGCGACGGTGACTACGCCAAGCTCGACGAGCGCCGCTACGACCTGGCGCTGGAGGCAGCCGACGACCTGGGCGGCCTGATCCGCAACCTCGAAGAGCTCCTGGCTTGAGGATCACCCCGAGGTCGCACGAGATCCAGAAGATCGTCGACCTCCTGGAAGACCCCACCTTCGACAGCCCTGAGCAGATGGCCAAGGCCGTCATCAAGGAGGTGGGGGACATGCTCCAGATGCGAGACCTGTTCGCCCTCGTCCACACCTGGGCGGACGGCAGCAAGGGCCTGAACTTCGGGCCCTTCGGCGCCGTCGCTGAAGCCGAGAGCTTCGCGAAGAAGGTGAGTATCGGAGGCACCGGCCGAGTCGTGCCACTGACGTCGTCGGGGATCATCCTCGCCAACGTGGAGGGCAAGCAGGACGGGTGGCCCGGCTACTGCTGGAACCCCGAGTGCGGGCACAGCCCCAACAACCACGCCATCGTGGGATCGAGCCGCGGTAAGTGCCACATGACGATGTGCAACTGTGACAAGTTCGTCAAGGACGACCCGGCACTGAAGACGAAGAAGAACGCCACGGCCCGCAAGGCGGGCACGGCGAAAGGCGTGAACGAACTGTGAGTAGCTGCCACTGGAAGCCGTGCGAGTGCGGCGTCAAGCGGGACTTCCTGAACCACCACAACGCAGAGAAGGCGCTCGGCAAGGCGCAGGCCAAGCGGACCCGGCGCGCTGACGCCAAGGCCGGCACCAGGCGTGGCCTCAAGGTCGAGACGCGCACCTACGAGTGCGAGTACGGCGGCTTCCACCTGACATCCGAGTCCCGCGCTTCCTACGAGAACCGCATCAGTGCCTGAGAGAGGAGATCACACAGTGAACGGATGGAACTGGGTCGCGGAGGGCCAGCGCATCGCGGAGGAGACGAGGCGGGCCGGCGAGGTCGACATCGACGCCATCAAGGCGGCCTCCCTCGTGTTCGAGGGACCGATGGACCACCTCAAGGCTGCCGAGATCGGCGTCACCGAGGCGGGGCCGGCGCCCAAGGTGGGTGGACTGGCCGGCGACCTGGCCGACATCGTCCGCGAGGTCGAGCTGTGCCGGGCCGGACACTGCGAGGCCGCGTACGCACAGAACAGCAAGGGCGGCGAAGCCCGTGACGTGGTGGGCCAGATCGCGAAGGCCGCGGGCGTGACGCTCAGCTCCGCCTTCATCCGCCCGCTCGACGGTGACGTCTGGAGCCCGGCGAACATGGCCCGCGTACTCCAGGGCGTAAAGGATCTCGCCGCCGAGAACCAGGCGCTGCGCGATGAGGCCCACGCTCGCGACCAGAAGGACAACGTCACCGTCAAGGCCCTGCATGAGGCCCTGAACAACTTCGTGGAGAGTGTGTAAGTGTCACTGCCCATCGGACCGCTTGAGCCGGTCAACAACGACGACGTCCTCATCGTCTACGGGTTCCACCAGGCCCGCCTCTACCCCGAGTTCGACCGGAACAACGTCTACACCCTGCACGGGGTCGCCGCCTTCGGTCGGCTGAACGGACGCCAGCCCAAGCGGGTGTTCCACACCGGCCTCGGCCTGAGTCGGGAGGCAGACCGGCTGAGGCGTGAGCTCGCCGCTCTCGAAGGCAAGTACGGCACCAAGGTGCACCACGTCAACGAGCTCCACATGTACGACGAGCCGGCGGTGCCCAGTGAAGCGTGACAACCGCCCCGTGATCGTCACCTTCGCGCTCGCCATCTTCATCCTCGGCATGTTGGCCGGCGCCTACATCACCGACCACGCCAACCACCCGCAGACCATCGAAGCCCAGGAGGTAATCACCCCTTGACCGACATCACCACCCGCAGCGACGTCACCGTCGAGCTCGTCAAGGCCAGCGCCTCCGACTCCGACGTCGCCACCGCGGCCCGCGTCAGCACGGTGGGCGGCAGCCACGAGCGGGTCGTCGACCTCATGAAGGACGCCGGCCTGATCAACTACCTGATGCGGGACCGGCACGGCAGCCCCTTCGAGCACACGTCGTTCACCTTCTACGTCGAGGCCCCGCTGTTCGTAGCCCGCGAGCACATGCGCCACCGCGCTGGCCACTCGTACAACGAGGAGAGCGGACGCTACAAGGAACTGAAGCCCGTCTTCTACGTCCCCGGCCCCGACCGCAACCTCGTCCAGGTCGGCAAGCCCGGCGCCTACCGCTTCGAGCCCGGCGCCCCCATGCTCGGCGTGCTCACCCGCAGCCTGATGGACGACGCCTACCGCGCCGCCTACGAGTCCTACCAAGACCTCCTCGGCTCCGACGTAGCCCGCGAGGTAGCCCGCATGGTCCTGCCGGTGGGGATCTTCACCTCCTACTACGTGACGTGCAACGCGCGCAGCCTGATGCACTTCCTCGGACTACGTACGCAGAGCGCGGTCGCCGCCCAGCCCAGCTTCCCGCAGCGCGAGATCGAGATGGTCGCCGAGCGGATGGAAGACCACCTCGCCGAGCAGATGCCCCTGACCTACGCCGCGTTCAACAGGAACGGTCGGGTGGCACCGTGAGCGACAGCCCCATCGTGAGCGTCGAGTGGCGCCGCACCAAGTGGACCCCCGCCGAGAAGGAACTCCTCGCCCGCATCCTGCTCGGGCCGATGGCGCGAAAGGGCTGAGGTAGGTACAGTTACACACGGCCCCCACGCCCCCCGAGTCACTCGATTCGGGGGGCTTCGACGTATCCGCATGCAGTCATGAGAGGGAACCCATGTCCAGCAAGACCCTGCCCCGTCAGCGCAAGCTGCTGCGAGTCGCCATCTACCTGCGGGTGTCCACGTCCAAGCAGCTCGACGGCTACGGCCTGGATGTGCAAGACGAGCGATGCCGGGCGTGGGTCGGCTACGAGCTGCGCAGCGTGCCGCACACCATCGTGGACGTCTACCGGGACGAGGGCGTGTCGGGCAAACTTGCACACCGAGACGACCTGGACCGCCTCACCGCGGACATCGAGGCCGGCCTCATCGACATCGTCGTCTTCGCCAAGCTCGACCGCATCGGGCGCACCATGAAGAACATCCACCGCTGGG